TTATTTCAATAATGCTTCAAGTTTAGCTTTCGTATCCGGTCCATAAATACCGTCTTGGGTAAGACCATACATAGATTGGAACCTTTTGACCGCGTTGGCTGTTTTCGGTCCATACACACCGTCAATACCGTTATTCTTCGCACCTTTGTCCGGATAGAAATAAAGAGCAGCAAGAGCTTTTTGAATCTGCCTTACGTCATCCCCTTTTCGCATAGGGCTTGTGACTTTATAGATGCCGGAAGGTAGCGCATATGACGTTTTTTTGCTACTTGAGTTTGTTGTTTTCTTTTTAGTTGCACTTGTTTTGTCTGAGCTTGTTTTGCCACCTAGCGACTTTAATTCTTTTTCAATGGCAGCCTTAACTTGATTCCATCTTCCCTCTGACAAAATACGATGCGGACAATACTTACCGTTCCAGTCTTGATGCTTGCGGACACGATCAATGCCCCAGCCGCGTTCTTTAAGTAGCTGCGCCACAAACTTAATAGCAAGCTTTTCCGCTGCCTTATATCGTGACCCTCCTGACTTGCTATAACAAATTTCAACACCGATCGACTTACGATTTCCTGGACCGTTTGTTCCATCTCCTGTGTGCCAAGCGTTACGGTTTGTTGGAATTCCTTGAATAACTTGTTTATCGTCTACTGCAAAGTGAAAACTCGTTGAGCTAGAGTTATTCTTCATGTAAGAAATCTCATTGGCTGCTGAAGCATCATTCGCAGTGTTATGAATAGTGATATATTCAGCTTTCATTGGATTAGGACATTTCAATCCATATTTCGATTTAGAGACTAGGTTCTTAACAACTTTGATGGCCATATATCCTCTCTCCTTCTGTCTGCATAATAAAAAAGCCACTGGCTTAGCCAGCAGCTTAGCCAGCAGCTTTGTCTGCGTTATTCTTACTCTGTTCTTTTTCGTTCTCTATTGTTTGTAATCGATCTGTTATTGTTGAAGGGATTTTAACACCAATCTGTGCTAAGTTTTCAGTTATTGACAATCCTTCATTAGCGATATAAAAAAGAACGGTACCAAAGGTTAGGACACCGTTCAAATTTAGGACTGTATCAATAACGTTTGCTAAAATGACTGCAAAGAAATTGAGCAGCTTACGGACATAACCAAACCATGCGCTCCGGCTTCGCAGCTTCTTGAATTTCCATGCCTTGATTACTCCTGTTAAAACGTCAATTATGCTAAGTACTAGAAGTAAATCAAGGTACTTCACCCCTCCAAATAAATATACTCTTGCTAAATCTAATGTTTCAAAATTGATAAACAAACTTGTCTCCTCCATTTCTAATCACCTCCTCCGAGGCAAATAAAAATAGGACAGCCGGATCTTATGAGACGGCCGTCCCTCTAACTGAAAAGTTTCCATTTGTTAAAGCTGTAAGCTCCATAACAATTTCTTTAAAACCGGTAATGTTAAAAGACCAGGCTTCAGATTTTCCTTTTGTGCTAGTGGCAAATGTTCCGTCATCCACTTTTTGCCCTCTCAAGGCTCTTTTTGTTCCCGATAAGGATTTACCCCAGAACTTCAATTCACTTGTCTCAGCCGTCCCATAAACCTCAATGAGTAACGTTTTGAATGATCCAACGGTAAATGGGTTACCCTCACCTATGGTTTCTGTTTTATCGTGAAAGACAATATCCATTGTTTTTGCTTGAGTGTCTAATGAGCTAAGGTTCAAGCCTTCAGTTTGAACTTTTAAACGACCATCATTAGTTAACCCGCTTTTATCTAACTGGACTGAGAACGGAGCAACTGCTGTAATAGGAACAGCTTGGTTTATGTTTATATCCTCTTCACCTGCGCCCAGTGACTGGTACAGTAAAAATTCAGATTGCTGCAGGTTACCATTTGCGTACCTGAAACGGAAATAGCGTTTAGTTAAATGAATCCATTCAGTCTCGCCTAGCGTATTTGCTTTAACGACCAATGAAGAGACTGTGGTCCATGAATTCATATCGTTACTTTCTTCAATGAATAAGGTGCCTTCACGATCAGAATAAGCATGACCTTTCACTTTTGATATTAAAACCTGACCTAATCGATCTTGACCATATTGCGTGTATACTTCAGTGGCTTTTAAAACTGCGTTCGTTAGCAGCTCCGCATTACCTGAAATAGCAGCCACGGGTACTACAAAATCCCTGTTCCCTTCTCGATAAGGTTTAGCCGCTCCTGGCTTACCGGTTGCATCTGTTGGAAATTGAAAACTATATGATGCCATAATAATCCTCCTTGCTATAGTAGATCATTAGTGGTGAGCATGGGTTTACAACGGAACCACCCCCTTTAAGGCAAAATAAAAAAGCCCTAAATGGCTTCTCCTGTGATCTCTTTATACTGCTCAGCTGTAATGAGTTTTTTCTCTACCCCTTTTTGTAAATCCTCAGGCGAGCAATCTTTATAATGAATTGCCTGTTTCACCATTTCAAAAGAAGCCCAGTTATAATGCAAAGCCAGCACCCAATAATTCATGAATCTTTCCCTCCTTGTAGAGTAAGCAGTTGCAACTTTATTTTTGAGAGCTCGCTTCCCAAAGTTTGGTTTAATTCTTCAAGCTGTTTACGAGCTAGCTTCTCCTGAGATAACTCTTTCGCGAGTAGATCCACTTGAACTGGTGGTTCATATGCAGATATACTCTGAAGCTCTTCCCACCAAGTTTTTAACTCTGCTTCCGTGGGTATAGGTGCCCTAATGTTCCACTCTGCTATATATGAGGGAGTTCCATCACCATTATTCTGGACAATAAAATCCTTTGTGGGATCAGCTGTTGGGTATTTAAAAAGAATAGCTTCACCTATATTCATCGTTACCTCCTAAAATCTTGGATAGTTCCGGCCTCCAAGTTCTTGTATATCAAAAAAGTTAAATACGCCATTTTTATCATCTACTGCCCTTTTCAGTGTTTCGTCTCCTCCATAATTGCAATAGCACCAGATTTCAACGTAATCTCCTTTATTCATGGGTACAGTCGCATTGCCGTTTAAACCAAGATTCATCCCATTATCCTTTTCCTGAAAGTCTCCTCTTACATGGTGCAGTGTTTTATATGCTTTTCCATTTAGGTAAACCTTCAAATGAAAGTTTATATAAGATGTATAATTTAAGGTATATATACTTGCCCCGATTAAGTACATTCCATCGTTCGGAGCAATAAATCGATTGTTTTTAGTATCAAAAGCATTATGGCTATCCTTGATGACCCTGTTAAATGCAATTTTAGTGTGATCAATCTTTTTCAAATACTGAACACCTGTAGTTCCAATATTCGCATGAGCAAAACCTGATATCTTTTGCCACGGAGTCCAGCCTGAACCACTCCACCAGTGTCTAACCCAAACTCCTGTACTGTCATAGTAAGTCCCAGACTCATTCCCTATTCCGTAAAAGTATTGAGTGAAACGGTAATTATTATATTTTTCATTTTTGACAATGCCATAACCCAAGGGGTAGCCTGTAGTATTTCCCTGCCCAATGTCCATTAAGGTCAGTCCTAAAGGATATTCTTCCCCTCCTGTTCTTGCATCTTGAATAGCATTTTCTCCAGTAATTAACGTCAGATTGTTATTTTTATAGTTGGTATCCACGTAATATTTTGCATCCGATAAAGCCTTATCCGCTTTTTCCTGAGCTCCGACAATTGTTTCTTTTGCATTCCAATTCTCCCGTTCCACTGGTGTAATGTGCCGTTGTAAATCATTACGATGCTCTTCAAATTCTTTTTTCGAAGCTTGCTGTACATTATCAACGTTCCCTAGCCCGATTTGCGCCTTTGTTGTATTGTGAGGGTTGTTCATGTCATTTTTATGTACAGCTAAATCTTTATGCGCATCTTGAATGCCTTTCTCCCAACGGTTCACATCATCTTCATTAATCGGATCGTCCGGGAGCCAATCTGTTTTTGCATCATAAGCCATTGTTACACCACCTCAAAAGTAATCCTAAAATCTAGCGTTCTATTATTACTAACGTCTAAATCTGTTGTTCTTTCCGTAATCACGTTGTTTTGATCATCAAGTATCTGAACACTCTTAATATGTTTGATGTCTTCCTCTCGTTGAGTAAGCACCGTGACAACGGCACCCTGAATGGTGAGTTCCGCAATTTTTGTTTCATTTCCATTCAGCAGCACTTTCGATATTCTATTTTTCAAATCTGCAGCTGTTCGCTCTCTATAAAGCTGTGTAATCATACAAGGACCACCTCGTTATTATTGAGCGTGACGGAATAACCTACCCTTAGCTCACTTGCTTTTCGATACCTTCTGTTATTCAAAATGACAGTATCTTTTATCTTGAGTGGCTCATTCAAAGCAGCTCGCAAGGTATATGCCAAATGAGCTGGCTTCATATTCTCCAATGTTTCTATGAGCTCGCTCATATGCTGCATATCATCTATATCAATATCAACATTGAAACGATACTCTCTAGGAAGTAGCCGAACCTGAGCTGACGGATTTTTCAGGAACCGGTTCAATGCCTGTTCAATGGCCTTATATGTTGCGGGAGGTATATTGGACATTTTAGAGATTAACCGCAATCGGTGGATCTCATCGGTGTCACCTGATTCCCGCGGTACGTTCAAAATCTTTTCCCATCGTTCAAGCCCCCAGGTTGCCGTAGTAACAAACAGCTGATCTGTCAGATCAAAGATGCTGTGATTTTGCTTCTCAAATTCCGGAGCTTCCGCTTTAAGAAGTTCAGCCATTTCCTTTAACTTAGTAAGGAACGGCGGCAGGTAAGCAGTCATTTCATCGAGTTTGCTCAATGATGTTCACCTGCCCCAATTTAGGGATTTCGACGTCACTCAGAACCAAATTTTCGGCCACGCCGTTGATTTTAATATTTGCGTAATCACTTACTGAAGGTGAATTGTAGACGATGTTATTAATCTGCGATAAGCGGATGACGTTATCTTCAAAAGCCATCTTTTTAAAAAGATTTAAAACACCTGATTCGATTTCTTGCTTTACCTGATCGATAGAGCTAGTGACTTCGGGAAGCACCTCAGCTGAAATCTCAACCTCTTTCCATACCGCACTCTCCACTGTGACAAAGGCACCTATTGGCGCTTGTCCCTCACCTTGTCCGGGTTCAGGATCAATATAGTTTTTCACCTTTGATATTAAAATATCGGAAGCAGGTTCCAAGTTAGCATTGGTCACGACAATTTTGACTGTGCCCTCCCCGTTCCAAAGCGGAAAGATCTTTGCCTTCCCTACTCCGTCTACTTCCTCAGCCCATTGTTTATAGTGTGCTTTATTGGCACTGACAGCTTCCCGACGCACGCGGGTAAAATATCTAGCTCTTAAACTGTCATCATCCTCTTCTTCACGTCCAGGAATCAGAATCTCTTTCACAATCGCTTTTTGAAGCCCAGGTATAGTGTCTAATGACAATAGATTCTGACCGGATATGTTTGCGTTCCCTGCTTCCCCCGCTGTTTCACACTCCAACGTCCCGTCAGCTGTGTATTGAAAATAAAGATTATCAACATAAAAGCGAGACCCTACAGGAATGGTCACGCCTTCAGTAAACTCCCCTGCCCTGACTGCTTTTGTGGCAGCAGTCCGCTCAATGCCTGCTTCAGTAGCCCGTCGATCTAAAAATTCCCCTTGCGCTGTGTCTGAGAAGACAAGTTCCAGCACAGTATCGAGCCAAATATAAGACTTGGCCAATTCTGCGGCTGCAGGAGCTAACGCGTTATAAATCACGCTGCCTTCCCTTGTATCAATGTCCGCTGAAATGCTGTTCAACATTCGATCCATAATCGCTTCATAAGTTTGATCTTCAAACATCCTCGCCAAGCACCTCCTCGATCTCCAATGTTCCTTCGTCAGTCTCGACTGTAAAGGAGGCACGGAACGATTCGCCTTGTTTTTCTATTTCAAAATCTGTAACAGCAGAAATTCGGTCGTCATAGATCAGTGCTTCCTCTATCAGCCGAGGGATCTCCATTTTCTTATATGCGTCTGTTGTTTCGTTATCTGCCAGCACGTCTTGAAGCTCATTTCCAATGTCATGACTGTAAACAGAATATGCATATCGCTCAGTATGGAGAGACAGATATACAAACTGCTTAATCGCTTCAAGGCCTGTGATAATTTCATTTGTGATACAGCCATTTTCAAAATCTATTTTGTAGGTTTGCGAGGTCTCTATGACCTCGCTGTCATCCTCTATATCCTCAAACTCGATTTCCGGAGACAAAGCCATTCCAAACACCTCCTATATTTTGTCGAGAATAAAAAATGATTGCCCGCCTTTTAAGGAGACAATCATCACACGCTCACCTGTATTCAATGCTTCTTCTTCACCGGCCCGCAGCCGCTTTGGAACAATAATCAAATCGGCAGGTATTATTAATTTGTCACTTTCATTAAGCTTTATTTCAATAGGTGAAACGGAAACCACTTCAGCCGGCATAATATCCACTGGTGACTCAGAATCAACTGCACCGACAGCCAAATGTTTGATTGCTTCACTTAATCTCATGAGGAAACACCATCAGGGATAGAATTTTTCTCAACCACATCAATGGTCATCGTGTGTGTCGATCCTTTAAATTCGTGTTTATCTGTATCAATCCAGTATGTTTTCTTAACCCTGACTTCCGGAATTGAAATATAGACGGGCAAACCGCTCTGAAGATCTGGAATCCCAATTGCTTGAATACTTTTGAGTTCTTTTTTGACGCCTTTCTTCTGTGCCTGTTTAACTTTCGCACGCTGCTGAAGCTGTGCTTGGTTAATGTTATCTGATATTGTTTCAACATACTGAAGCACGCCGTATTTGCTGATACCCGTGTTGTCACTTATGGTAGCCGTATAAGTTTTATTGTCTTTCTGACGCCGCAGCTTTACTCTTGTGGCTGTGTCATTAATGGAAGTGCTGTATTGATAACCAGTAATGTTCACACCCGATTCTAGCACCCATACTTCTGACGGATCAGGCCAAGCGCGAAGGCCGAGCTTCCCCTTCGCCGAATATAATTGATAATTCCTTCCGGTTTGGCTCTTCGTTTGTTTCAAGGCTTTCAGAATCATGTCATAAAGGCTCGTATCATCTTTAAACACTAATGATTTAATGGTGTAACCTGTATTTGCAATGGATGTCGTTGGAATTTGAAAATCTCTTGCCAGGCGCTTAATAATCTCGTCTGCACGCTTATTGGAGAACACATAAACATCTTTGTTCTTAACCAGATATTGCAGCATGTCATAAGCCGTAAAGGTCAGCCCATGTTCTTCCGGATTGCGAGAAAACACAATACCTCGAAACAGCTCTTTCCCTTTCCACTTAAACAGAACCGTATCCCCTTCTGATACGCTGTAATATGAATGGGTTCCTTGTTTCGTTATGATCTTTGCTGTGATTGATCGCGGCGCCTGATAGCGTTGTCCCTCAAGAGAAACACTTTCTGTTACAAGCTCAAGCCATTCCGTTTCTTTAATGACGAAAAGTTCTATCATGTCATCACCTGCTTACTGCGGTATCTTTAATTTTTGCCCAGGAAAGATCCAGTGTCCTGGCTGTCTGATATTCCGTTTGCTTCGTTTGATCATAGCCTTTTTATTGACGTTCCAGATCTTGCGCCATTTTGTGCTGTCTCCATAAAATTTGGCGGCAAGGTCCCACAGTGTATCACCTTTCTTAACGGTGTATGTTTTAGGAGCTGATTTAGATGGCCGTTTCTTCTTCGTCTTTTTCTTCTGCTTGATCTTCCGCGGCGAAGCAGTTTTGTATTCCTTCAGCTTTATTTCATAATCACGATCACCTATATCTTTTTGGCCCTCGCTATAAGAAAAAAAATCGATACTGCAAGTAAAATTAATTTTCGTTCCAGTAATCAAGAATTGAACCGGCTTTTTAGATTTCACCCATTTCTCGATCTTTGCAATAGCATTTTCAGGAGAAGGAAATCCCTTATACTCAGCAAGTGGACTGTGTTTCTTTGGAAAAAAAGAAGAGAACGAAATCTCTTTCGCTCCCGGTTTATCTATAAAAGTGATTTCCCCAAAACTGGCCACTTTTACTGATTCATTTTGAATTGTGTTGGATATATCAATTTGTTCAGGAAGAACAGGAAGCCGCAGCTTGTCCTTCCCTTGTGAAAACCAGAATTCATATACGGATTTAGTCAAAAGCAACGACTCCCTTCGTTCCAATGTTGATATCCTGTTCAAGCTCATCGACAAGGGCCTGCTTAATCTTAGCTACAAGACTGTTCATGTCTTGGTCATTGTGAAAATGCTGATCGCCATTAAACTGAATAATAACCTCTTTACCTCCCGATGCTGTAACAGTTGTTTGCTGACTGCCTGTTGTGGCTGCTGTTACCTGACCGGAAGATAGTTCAGTTTGACGTTTTTGAGATGGGTCTGTGACTTCCATTCCGAGTGCCTTAGCTGCTTGGGCTAATAGATAACGTCCACGGATGCCTCTCTCCTCTGGAATGATCCATTCCCGCTTGTTTCCTTCACCGACACGGGCAATTTGTTCTTTTGTAATCAGTCCGCCGTTAGCGTAGCCAACATATGGACCTCCGTGTCTCATGCTTCTAATGCCTGGTACATTATTAATTGATCCATATCTGCTTTTGATATAGCCAATCGCAGCAGCAGCGTTGTGAATCGGGTTAAGAATGTTATTCATGCCCGGCAATTTGTGTGCGTTGAAGGTACTTGGGATTGTCTGCATGAGCCCCTGAGATGGATGTCCTGCTTTCGCATTACTATCCCATAAGTTGATTGCCTTCGGATTACCCCCTGACTCATGCTGAGCAATTGTCATTAGCCCTGGAAGCCAGCTCATTGGTGTCTTTGTGGCCATGATAGCGGCCATAAGCCATTGCTTCACATTTCCGCTTACTGCCCCCATTCCGGAATAAGCAGCAGCTAGTGCACCTGCTTGTTTTTCAGCAAACTTTTTCACATCAACTGAATCCAGACCTTTTACAATACCAATAGAGGCAAAACGACCGAGACTCATCATGACACGGGAAGGTGAATGAATATCAAGCTCTTCACGAAATGCCTTCTCAACTTTTTTCGCCAGTTCCTTGGCAGCTTCATGGACTTCACTTGCCTTAGAAGTCATACCAGAAACAAAATTACCGACCATACCGCTTCCCCAGCCGTTTGATGATTCTTTAGAGCGGATAAACGGCTTGTTAATATGAGTGCTGACGTATTGATCAGTACCAGTTTGTGAACTATTTTGTCCAGAAGCAAAACCTTTGACCGTTCCGCTTCCCCATGATGAAGATTTATTAACAGTGTTCTGAAATGGCGTTTTAACCTTCGTCTGCAAGAAGCCATCTGTACCGGTCGAAGTGCTGTTCTGACCTTTAGCATATCCATTGACCACTTGCTTTCCGTAATTCGGAGAATAAGAGATTAAATTGTTCATTGGCTGTCCAACGTTTTTCTGTTTCCAAGATTCCATAGAAACAACATTATCTCCAATTCCTTGATCAAAGCCTTTAGTGAACTGTTGACCAAATGAAGTCGCTTGTTCATCAAGACTGGATGTGTCAATTATAGGAGATACAGAAGCAGTCACCGCCGCTCTACGGATTAGCGGGGAAGTTGCTGGTTCACCTCCTGCAGATGAAGCAGACGCTATATCATCAACTACACTCATCCCTAATTTCGAAGCAGCTTGAGAAAGGAGCATTTTGCCGCGACCTTTATTATTCTCAACGGGAATAACAAACTCTTTACCTGCTTCACCAATCCAAGATATTGTTGGCTTCGTAATGTAACCACCAGTAGCATGTTTCTTTGGCTTTTCTTTTCCCGTACCAAATAAATAATTTACGCCACTCTTCACATATCCCCACGCTTTACCAGCAGTTTTTTTCGCACTTGAAGCTACTTTCCCACCGACTTCTTTTACTCCGCCCAAAATACTGCTTCCCAATTCCTTTACACTTTGCCACTTTTCAGACCACCACTTCTTACTAAAAAGGGTTTCTGAGATGGAACTCTTAACACTTTTCCATATTGATTTAGCATTGTCCCATTTATTTTTGGACCAGCTTTTTACACTTTCCCATTTTCCTGACCACCACTTCTCGCTAAATAAAGTGGATTTCAGTTTTCCTTTAACAGATTGCCAAACAGAAGACGCGCTGTCCCATTTACTTTGAGCCCAACCTTTTACGCCTTCCCACTTTCCTGACCACCACTTCTCACTAAATAAAGTGGATTTTATTTTTCGCTTTACGGACTCCCAAACAGATGATGCACTATTCCATTTGTCTTGTGCCCAGCTTTTAACACCAGACCACTTCTCAGACCACCATTCACTATTAAATAAAGTAGACTTCACCTTTTCTTTTACATGAGACCATGTATCACTTAACCCATTGAGAGAAGTCTTCGCATTACTCTTAATGCCGGACCATTTTTCAGACCACCATTTTTGATCAAATAATGTACTGTTTAGTTTCTTCTTTACTTCTGAACCATCAAACGCTTTACCTAAACTTGAACCACCCATGGTGCCTGCTATACCACCAACTATTCCACCAATGGCTGTTCCCACTCCTGGAATAACACTGCCAATAGCTGCTCCTGTAGCCGCTCCAGCAAGACCACCGCCAGCTGATCCAATCTTTTCACCAACATTATCTTTATTCATCCCAATTAAATCGGTTGCCGCTAACGCTGTTCCTAATAGAGGGACTCCTTTTGCAAACTTGCCAACACTTTTCAGAGGACTTAAGACTTTCCCGAACTTCGATGTACCGCCTGCAGCTCTACCAGCTGAGTATAGCTCCGATCTCGTAGTGGTTATTGCTGGTCTTGATCCTCCGGTTGGATTAGTACCTACAGTTCTACCGGAACGCCTTCTCTCCAACCGTTCAGATGACACAACAATTGAACTGTCAGAAGGGTTCATTCGGTTTAGATTACCCCGTCGTCCTAAAACTCTTTTCCCTCGTCTTCTACGAATGCGATCATTTTTACCTCCATCGCTACAACAGCAACATGTTAAGCTGCCGCTTCGAGGTAAACTCGTTGGACTTGTGGCAGTTTTGGATTCTCTGCTCCTTGTGCTGGCATTACGATTACTGTTTCTGTTCCTCCTTTCACTTTGCGTATTAGTGACAGCTTTAGGAGTACGTTTTGGAATTAACTTTCGGATTACGCCTGCTGCATCACTTCCGACAGTACCTATCCCTTTTAACAGCGGACGTAGTATTTTCAAATAACCAATCAACCCAATTAAAGAAGGGATCACAACTTTAATCGCTGTTTTCAAATCATCCCAATGGTTGACGCTCCACTCAATGGCTACGTTTAACTTATCACCTATCTCCTCACCAAGATCAGCAATATCTTTTTTGATCTCTTTAAGTTTTTCCTGACCTTCTTTACTGTTAATGAACGAGCTGATTTTATCAAAGGCTGGCCCTAATCCAGTTAGCAGAGAAGTTCCCATATCCTTAGATATGCTTTCAAAATCTCTCATGGCATCATTAACCGGTGTCATCGGATTATTATCCCGAAGTTTCGTAAAGCTTCGTTCTAATTCACCGCTTGTTTTGGCACTTGTACCAATACCCTCAGCCATATCTAAAATCGGCTGCTTAAGGTCTTCATATTGTGTTCCAATAAGCTCAGTCGCAATAGCAGCCCGCTTTGTTTTGTCTTTCACTTTAGAAAGTGCTTTTGCCACCCTAAATAAACTTTCCTCTCCGCTTATTGAACCATCTTTGAAGCCCTTGAACATTTTCTTAGTTTCCTTGGCTCCGAACAGCGTTTTAAATGCGTCCACTTGGCTATCAGACATTTCGGTTCGGCGGATGTTAAACTCACGCATACTATCGGCTAGGTTATCGAAGTTTCTGGCGCCACCCTTTGTTCCTTTTATCATGGCGTTTGCAATCTGGCCGCCTGTGAGCTTCAAGTCTTTAAAGGTGGAACTGTATTCATTCATCGTATCCAATAAATCGTCGGCTTGGTCACCGGCATTCCGATATACATAAGCAATTAAGTCTCCGCTTTGTTTCCCGGACAATTTCAAGTTGTTATACATTGAACTGAAAGCACGATCTACCTCTGCCTGATCAGCATTCATAAGCTGGGCAATCTTACTTGACGACTCAGTCAATTCAGCAAGAGCTTTTTTAGAAGCCCCTGTCTGTTGCGATAAGTTTCTCAAAGATAAACTGACTTCTTCCCGAGAACTGCCCGCTTTATTGTTGAAATAGATCTGATCCGTCATTCTTGCAACATCTTTCTTATTAACGTTTGAAGTTGCTGACACATAAGCATCCTGAGACATTGTACTTTTACCTGAACCCATAATTGAACCTGCAGAAAAACCACCTGCAACTGCCAGAGTAATGGTAGCATCCTTTAAGCTGTCTATTTTCGCTTCAATTGCATCTAGAGCCGCTGAAGCTCTATCCTTAATAGAAACAGTTGGCTCTGCATGTTCGCTATCTACATCGGACACATGACGACGGATCTCATCTAATTGGTTTGAAGCATGATCACGAACTGAAACAGTTGGCTCAGCGTGCGTGCGATTCAAATCAGTGAGACCTCCACGGATCAAACGAAAACGTGGTGTAGCTTGATCATTTACAGAAACCGTCACCTCATGACTGCCTTCGGTAAGATCCTCTGCTTGCTGACGTATAGAATGTAAGCCATTCGAAGCTCGATCATCTAAATCCACTTCAAGCGATCGAGCCCGTCCGGTCAAACGGTTGGCCGATCGGTCAATCCGCCGCATAACTCTCTCAGTCCGGTCTTCAGCCTCAAAAATAAGAGGGCCATTAGCGGCCCTCTTAAGTCTTTCAGCATTGCCTTGTATCATTCGAAGCTTGCGGGAAATCTTATCATGTAATTCAAACGTGGCTGTTAGTTTAGCCATAGTTAATTACCTCCCTTCTTCGCTTCTTTTTCTAACAGCTCAAGCTTATAACTGATTAACCCATATAAGAGCGCCTTGAATTCTTTCGGAGCCTCATATAGTTCTCTTAATTCTGACGGGGCGTATTTGAGCTCATGCATCGCGTAATAAAGATATACAGCCTCTTTGTCCCCGTCCTTTACTAGTTTTTTGCCGCTTCTTCAAGGTCTTCGAGATCATCATCAAAACCGTTGATTTCAATTGCTTTGTTTAGCCAGTTCGCATACTCACCGCCGACTGAAAGAACACGTTTTGCAACTTCCACCGGATCTTCTGTTTTGTAAGCCTCACGTAGTTCCTTAGCTTTAAAGTTAGGGTAAACAGTCGTTTCAACCGCAATACGCGCATAAAAGCGTTGGCTGTCCAAGTCCTTCACACGACCGCGGCCTTTTACATTCTTGTAAGTCGTATTCTCTTTCTCAAGTTCGTCAATTCGTTCAGTCGTAATTGCTTTGAAAATGAATGGAACAACGTTGCCCTCTTTGTCTACAAATCGTTTAGAAATCGGCACTTTTACTTCTTCCGCTTCAATTGTTTGTCCTGGCATAAAGAATGAAAGATCGTATACTTTTTCGTTTTGTTTTTCGCTCATGTTTATTAGCTCCTCTGAAATTAAAATCAATTTTAGGCCAACAAAAAAAGACAACCACAGAAATGGTTGTCTAGTGTATAATTATTCCTGTACATTTGCACGGCTAACTCAAAGGTGGTCTGCTGGCTAAATCCCCTGGAAAGGGGGTGATGCCTATGTCGACTTTTCAAGCGCTTAGTTTAATGCTTGGAACGGGAATGTTTATTCTCGCCTTGTTGACGTATATAGACAAAAAGAAATAGACCACCCTTTGAGGCCTAGGAAACTTCTAGGGTAGGTCCATATCTAAATACACCTATAGCCAGCGCTCCAATGAGGAGCCAGCATTTGTACAAGCCGGAGTGTTGCAGCACTCCGGTATTTTTTTATTTTATGCATTCTAAAGAAAGAAATACATTGATACCAACATCTAATTGATGTTAGTACTGATACTAACTTTAGTATTGGTACTAACGTTAGTACCAATACTAAAGGTCTTTGTATTATTATTACCACTTAATCACAGCGTTATCAAGTGGTAATGTATTAGATTTTCTAGGATTCCACTAGTTTCCCTAGAATTTTTCAAGAAGGATTGAAATGCATTACATGAAATGTATTACAGTTTATTCTTAAAACGTATCCTTTAACTTTTCAGGAACATCAAAGTCTTCGAAAGTAAATGGTACCTCTTCCTCTAATGCTTCTGAGTCCACATCAAGCCCAGCGATTTTCGCAGAATCAAAGTTCACGTCGTACAAGGTGACTCGTTCAGTACCACGACCTGAAGAGGCGTCATCCAAAACAGCTTGTAAGGTGAAGTAAGGATCGCTTCCCTTTTTGACATAGTCCATCATAATAAGAACAAATTGAGAAGTCACTTTATAAAAAGTGGCTGTCCCTGTTCCATTTGCACCTGTTGTTTTATGCCCCGTCATTCGGCGGCCCATGATATTGACTTCGGATTTGTTTTTCTCCACGTTGGCTTCAAAGGTTTTGATATGGGCCATTTCTTCTCCATCAAGAAACAGCCTGCCCTCTTTACCTGAAATGGTGTTTTGCGCTTTTAATGCCATTCTTATTTCACCTCAACGTTAAAGTAGAATTTTTCAGCTGCATCGACGGGTTGAACAGCGAGATCAATCAGGAAGCCGTCACGATCGTTATTCAGAGCAATAGTAATGTCATTCTCTGAATCAAAATCAGTAATGCCCCCGTTATCTTGAAGAACACTCAAGTATTGAGTAATCAGCGTTTTTACAAACTGCAGTCCGTCATTTGTAGCAGGAACGTCACTACCGCTCGCTTTTCGAGACTTGATCAATGCTTTCAATTGAGAAGTCAGATCATTATTGATTGCATCAAGTACACGGACAATTTTGTTTTTCTGGAACATCTTATTTTTCTCTGCTGTTAGGCTTGTGAGTGAATTAATGTCTTTTTCAACCGATACTGATTTATCACGAGAATCATAAGTAAACAAGAATTCCCCCTTTGACAATCGTTCAACGATTTCGTCGTTGTCAATTCGGTTAAGGACATCTACAGCTCCCTCGTATTCTACAAATGTAAGTGATTGATTAAATGTAGCCCCCGCACTTGCGCCGGCAACCCAAGCCGTAGCTTTTTCAGGAGTGATTTCCGTTCCATCTTCAAGTAGGACACCACCAGTTACATTGATAATACCCTCATGGTCTCCCTTGTAATTTGAAAGAACACCTTGAACTTTTTGCCCTTGGTTGTCTCTCAGCCGTTTGATAAACGCAACAAACGTTGCTTTTAATTGCTCGTTATCCTCTACAGGTAAAGCGATTGTGTCAAAGTATTCCGTTTCAGCTGCTTCCAAGAAAGCTGTATAATCGGCATTTGTCGGTGTTTTGTCTGTCCCGCCTGACAAGCGGATTCCGGAAGTTGCAGGGAGAGCACCGCTAACATCTTCAGGGGCCGTACCGGTTAACGGAATAGTGACTGTTAAATCCCCTTTCCCTGTAAATGTGACATAGTTATTTGGTTTAAGCTCTTCAGCTTTAGAAACTGTTTGTTTATCAACTTCTGACTGATCAAGGTAGGTAGCGACATCAACTTTCGAAGAGTCAATAACGTTCTCCGTGATGCTGATAATGATGTCATTTCCTTTAGTACCGCCATAAAGAGCAGTAGCCTTTACACCTTCGCTAATGTCTGCTGAAGCACGAAGACCTTCCGTCAGACGATAAAGCAGGACTGTATTTGCCTTTTTCATTGCCTCACGTAAAAGCAACAGCGAAGGATCATCAATGTTCAATCCCACTTTTTTATTAAGGTCCTCGATTGAAGAAATAGAAATGAATCTCTTAACCTCTCCCCAGCTGGATGCTATCGGCAGCGCAACTGTTCCGCGTTCTCCGGCAGAAACACGGTTTTCCGCGGTCGTTTTGAAGTTAAAGTAAATACCGGCACGCTCTTTTTCCTTGCCAGGTGTGAAAGTTCCGCCGTTCATCTATTTGACCTCCTTTTGAAGAAACTGAGAAATCAACTTCTTCGCTTCCGATTTTGTAATACTCATTTTATGAACATGAAAAAGAGCACCGTCAAACACCTCGGGTTTTACCCCAAAGAGCTCTCGACTGTGCTCTCGCAAATCCTTAATATAAAAAGCATTTTCCGCTTTCTCTTTTTTAGTGGCCATCATTTCACCCCACTTTTAAATTTAAAACCATCCAATGAACGCTGTTCTTCCCGCTCATACCAATAGCGGCTCGTCCAGTTTAAGACAATGGTCGCGTAATCGTCTGACACCCGTGTTTCTATTCGAGATAGCCGAATAAAATCCCCCGTATCCTCGCCAGATTCCTGCATGAGCGGAATTATGCCCCTATTGCTTCTAAGTGTATCCGCAATTCGTTCCGCTTCGTTATGAGCCTTCTGTGCATTTTCGTGAAAGAGTTTTACGTTTAAAACATAGGCTTTCTGAAACGTGGATACTGTATCCCCCCCATCGACCGTGGAAGCCGGTGGAAAGTAAAGGGACGGAACAGCAAAGTCCTGCGGTATTTCTTCTTCATACACTTGAACAGGATACAGTTTGTATAGATAGCTCATAATTGAACCTACCTCTTGATTCATGGCATCACCGCCTTAAAATTCTTCATCAATCCATTGCTGCAGCTTCCGCTCTAGGCTTCTCTCAAACATCAACTGAAAAATAGCCATGGCGTTATCCCAAAACCCAGAACCGTCTATCCATTGGAACTTCAGCAGCATACCGGAATTTCTTTCGGCAGGGTCATATTCGAAACGGTCACCTTTCCACCGCCCTGGAACCCACCGTCTATCCTGATTTTTAGACGGATCGATCGTAAAGTGCCCGTCATTGACGTATGAGGCGTATTCCAGATTTGTTCCAACATCCAACTTTAAGCTGCCTTTTGTCATCGAAAAGATATTATCCTGATCACCTATCTGAAAGGAATTAAGCAAGCGGCGTGTGTCTACCGTCTTCGTCCTGATAATTTCATCTTGGATAATGTCTAGGAACTCAAAACCCATAGCTTCAAGCCACTCCTCGTACTTCCCTTTCAATCCTCCACGAGAAGCACGGTTTAATGATTGAATGAACTGATCAAGACCTTTTATCTTCACAGATATTCAACCTCCCGTACTGCCGTCACTTCCCAATGATGATTCCTGATTTTGCGGGGCTTCTGTAATTTATAAGCAGTCCCATCCCAAACCGCCCTGTCATTTACTCGAATATCAGCAGTAGCAGGGAAATGCACAAGGAATGATTGATAAATAGCTACATTCGGTTCCTGTTGGATAATGGACTGACTCTTTTCTGTAAAATAACACGGCTGATTTTCTATGTCCGGCTCATCAGGGTACGAAAAAACCGGTTGAACATCTTCAACCGGCACCCCGAATTTTTGCTTTCTATTTTCTTTTTTCTCCTGCAGATGGTAAATGTCACATCTGTGAGTCAGTAAAGATCGATAACTCATATTGATCTCATCCGCACTTTCGCTTCAACCCCTTCTAAATCAGGGTCACCCGGTTTTACATAATCTTTTATTAATGCATACACATCAGGTTTTTGAAGAGAATTGCCATCCCCTAGAGTATAAGAATAATCACCAATTTTTTCAGTTGTATATCCTTTAATAATTGACTCGTCGCCATTTATAAGAGCATAAAACTGAGACAACTTTAATAGGGCCAGTCGAACCGTTTCAGGCAAAGGAATATACTCTGCATCTGAAAAATCATGTCCAACTTTAAGAATGATATCTGCAGTTGCCTCAAGTATATCTTGTTTTAACAACTCGTCAGGTCTGGTCTTTACAGACTCAAAAACCGAATAACTCTTTAATTCATCGGGAGTGATTAACAACATGAGGTCACTCCCCTTTGTTATCTATTTGCTTAAGGATGTAGGCAATTCTTTCATCTGCGTTTTTGAAGTCAGACGGATTGCCACCAAGATTAGAAATAATGGATTCATGCTCTGCTTTATTCATACCTTTCAATTCCGATTCAGTATAATTTATCGGATCAGCCTTTTGATTCTTAAGATCTTTACCCAGCACAAAATATGGATTTTCATTTAAATACTCATAGAGCTTTTTCGATACTGTTTGACTGACACCTGCTCGAAAGGTTATTCCCATAACATTGTACGTTTTGCCTTTAATAAGCTTTGCAGTATACACGCCAGACCACCTACTCCTTCACTTTCACGATCTTGGCTACGGCGTCCTCTTCTTCAAAAACACTATCCAATTTCGCTGTCAAAACAATGATAAACATACGGCGACGAATGTCCTTATCTACTTCAATTCGAATGTTACGAGAGAATCCGAGAATAATATTCTTCGGATGAGTTAGGATGATATCAGAAACATCGGCTGCAGTATCTCCCTCTCCAATCGTATAAGGCTGTAAATTTGCAATACCTTTGACCGGAACACCAAACGCAGAAGAAAGACCACCTTGAACAGCTGCATCCCCTAAGTTCGTTTGACGATCCGCTACACGATCTTTCCATTCAACCTCAATACCAGGCGATGTATAGAAACGGAACTCCTGCGGAATTCGCAAATATTTAGGAGGTACAGCTTTGTATCCTCGTTTAAATGTTTGGCGTGTCAGTTCCTCACCTGCAGCATCGACAATATGAGATGTAGCTTGTTTTCTGATGCCATCTAATTGTGCAAGATATGAGTCGGACGAAGATGTATCCCCATTTACAAGCAACTCTTCAATATCAACCGCAGCACGTTCAGCTATCATTTGCATGATTGTATTTTGAAGGCCATCTTTTTCGATGTTGTTTTCAAGTGTGTCATAAGTGATGTTAACTTCAGCAATAACTTCTTTTGTGCTTAAGTTAACTGTGCTAGTTGATGGAACTGATTTTTGATCTTTAGTTAACGCAACTCCTTCTTGGGCTGCCCTTAAAATACGCTGACCAAAACCGATCTTCTCGATTTTCTGTGTGTCATGGTCCATTTGAATAACACGCGCATCTCTTAAAATAGTTGGCGTATCTTGAACCATTCGAATAAAAGTTGAAGCTTGAGTAGGGTTCATAATCCCGCCGCTCTCTAAAGTAGAAAGCGTCATTTCTGCTTTATTAATAACCTCTTGATTTCTCATTCGTATCCTCCTTATCCATTAAAACAACCCTGACCAGATTGATTTTTGAACTTGTTCAGAACCCGATTCTTCGGTTTGCTTAGATGTTCCACGTTTTTTTTCGATTGCTTCAATTCGATCAACGAGCGGTTGAACAGCTTCTGATATTGCCTTTTTCAACTTCTCGCCCTCTTTTTCAACCTCTTCTTCTGTTTTTTCTTTACCTTTCTTTTTAGGATCTACTTCTTTTTCTATATCTGTCAGCCGCTTCTCAATTGGCTCTAATGCGGCTTGAATTGATTTTGTTACTTCCTCCGAAGTCATTTCTTTTTCCTCCTCTTCTGTCTCAACCTGACTCAGCAAGTTACCGAGAGCAGTATGAGCATTTTTAATTTCTTGTAGGTTTGAAGCGGAAAACTTTCTGCCCGCCTTTTCAACTGGCTCATGGTATGACGGCTGATGCTTTCCCATAAAAAAGTTTTTGAGCAAATTAAAAAGCCCTTTCTCATCTGTTTTCACTTGAGAAACGGGCTTTTCTTCTTGCTTTTCAATTGTCTCGGCGGTACCAGCCATTGAATAACCGGTAATTTCGCCTTTTTTGATTTGCTCCCATACTTCTTCGGAAGCCTTTGTAACGAGGATCCATGAGCCTTTTTTGATGGTTTCTCCATTCATTTCAAAGTCTGCAGGTGCGACATAGGATTCAACCACCTCACCAACACCACCATGAAAATCATGCTGCTTGTCGATTTGACGAGCATCTTTCAGGAATCCATGAGCGGCCTTTTCGATTTCTGTAGCTGTCATGAAATCCCCGTGGGCGTCCACTGTGTCAGGTTCATAAACAATACCGTAAACGAGTTTTTCCTCGCCTGCTTCTTTTGCAAGAACCTTGACCTCCTTTTGAAAGTCAGGCTGTTTATCTGATTTCATAAAAAAGAACTGCTTTTGATTAGCAGCCTTATCCACGTAAGAAACATGTGTGATTTTTGCGTTCACCAATTCTCTTGGCATGTTGTTCACCTCCTTTCAAATATTAAAACGCCACTAAAAATTTAATGGCGTTACAAGTGCTAAATAGGACGTCCCTTTATCAGCCCTCAGCTCACCTAGAGCTCCTAAGCAGGTGTAGAGTTAAATGAAACACACATTTACACTTTTTCCACTTCTTTAAATTTCATTGTTTTTATAAACTGTATCGTGGCTAAAGTATTTAGGAGTCTCAAGACGTCCGCTTTTCCCCAGTGTTGAGGATTATCCCGACCATGAAGTATCCAGTTTCTATTAATCATAGGTTGTCTTTCTTTATCAAAAAAATGAGTTTTGAAAAGCTTGTCCTCAAAAAAATAAAAAATAGAATACGATGCAATTGCTAAGTATTTATCACTCTCATCAATCTTGTCTTTAAATTCACTCATCAATTTCATCCCGACTTTTAAACTCTCCGTTAACTCGCTAATTTCACCTTCAATAATTGTGATGAGTGCAGGGACTGATATCCTAAATCCACCTTTCTTATATAATTCAAACGAATGATCAATAAGTTCCTTCCATCTATCACCTAGACCCTCCAATAAGACTTCTTTTAGCCCATCAAGTTGCTTATAGTTATCTTTTTCATAATATGACACAAAGGTATTATCTAATTCCTCTTGATTGTATTCTAGGAAATCATCATCAAGATAAAAATGTATTGGAATTTCTTCGGTTAAAGTCCATCCATGACGAGAGTTGTGATATGTAATTTTTTCAATTCTTGAATAATCAATTATAATCTTTGGCAATCGCAAGTTGATTTTAGGAAATGTCGGAAACCTCATTGCTCTAACAGAAGATGCAGCAGATGCAGCCTTCATAACTCGTTGAATTCTGGCGGCGGGGTTAGTATGAACCATCTTTGTTAAAGCTTTTTGTTGCGCCATTAGCGACTCAAATCTTTGTCTTGGTAAATTTAATGTTCGGTGGAGAGAATGAATCTGTGAAGACATACTGGTAGCCTTAAGAAGTTCTCTATTTCTCTTCTCCATTTCTTCAAAAACCTTTGCGATCTGACTATAATAATTCAACTGCTTCACCTCCCGTTTTGTAGTAACGAGGTAATTATACTACTTTATTCCATATTTGCTAAGACTTCTCTTCGAATCTCTTCTTTTTCATCTGCTGACAACCCCAAAATCTCGTTATCTATCACAGGCGATAGAACACAATGGCAATTTACCCGCTCCCCTGCCGATAGTTTAGGATCTCGCGGAAACATGCAGGTCTCGCCACTACCTGGTATCTGAAATTCTTCATCTACTCCAATGACTGTGCCGTCTAGGTCGATATGATTCTCGCGTGGGTTGTTTTTCTTTCCTCCGCTGTGCCGCCATTTCTTTTTCTTTACTGCCGGCGATTGCGCATATGATTCATGCTGAGCAGCAGAGGAAGCGGCAAGCACTTCAGTTATGGCTGTTTTGCGAGCCCGTTCCCTATCAAATTGAGGCATGTCTTTGAGAGTCAATTCAATGTCTTGAATGGATGACCCGTTTTCAATAGCAGCCGTCAACACGTTTTCCACAGCTTCATGAGTGTTTAACTTCATGATCTCAGCCAGCTTTTCAGACCAACCTTTGATCCAATCCGCTACCCTGGTTGATAAAGCTTTGAACGGCACTTCCGGATCCAATGAATCCATGATCACTTCGGCTAGTTCTTCAATGGTCTGCTGCAGGAATCCCTCGGTCAGTTCCTGAAATTCCTCCTCGAAATCATCCTCCGCAAAAAGGTTCTGAGTAAAAAACACCAAAAGGGCTTCTAACGTTTCTTTTGAGTCTTTGCTTATAAAACTATTCAGACCATCTACAAACTTTTTACGCTGGCACCTGAGTAATCTAGCGATGCCTTTTTCATATTCCTCCACATACTTGGGTATATTAGATTTGCCAGGAAAGTCAGGTACCATCTCCCCCAATTGCTTATACTGATTTTCCTCGGCTTTTTGAATAAATGCGTTCAGACTGTCCAATAGCTTATCCGTTTTGTTCATCTCTTCAAATCCTCCAGAACATCCCGCATATCTTTTAATAACCCGATCATATCAGGAGTACCATTCTTAGATTTAAACAGCGCAGCCAAAGGATCGGAAGCGGACGACTCGTTAGTTTTATCAAGCGGCCTGTTGTATTCTTCTTCTGGCCATTCTTCAAGTGTCTTACCGAGTACCCTTCCAGCCAAATCACGTAGGTCATTCGGAGAAACTGCACCTGCTGTTATAAACGGTGTTAGAACCTTAGCAATTTCTAAAGGATCTCTAAAGTCTGGCCCTTTCAACATAAGACGAACCTTATGAATTTCAAGGTCATTTAGAAATAAAGCATTTAGTTTACCTGTGATTAATTTTCTTTCTGGCTGAAAGACTTGTTCCTCAGTAATCTTCCTTGCTGTATCTGCAGTCGCTCTGTTGTAATCTTGAGCTTCACCTGTATAAAGTGGAGGCAAACGAAAAGCCGATCTAATTTTGTCTCGGCTCTTTTGGTCATATTCAAGAAACAAGGCATCTTCTTGAAGGATCTCAGCAAGTGATTTAATATCGACTTTCACGGGAGCAATCTCTTCATCACCATGAATGTTTTTCCCCTTCGCTATGCCTTCCGCTTCAAGTAAAAGAAACTTATGTGCGTTCTCCACTCCTTCAAGCCCATTCATGTAATCCTGCAATTGTGTGTATGAATCCTCTGACAACATTCCGTTTTCAATTGTAATGGCAGCGGGAATATGTCTTCCTTGTTTGAAATACATGAAGTTCAGCTCTTCTGCTTTACGAGCTCCATACAGATTAACAATATGGCCAATCCATCGTGGTTTTCCATAAGTACCGCTTCCTATTTTGAAATGCACCACTTCATTAGCTCGTTTCTCGAATGGAGTCTGCTCATCATATTGACCTGTCTCCAGATTTAAAGTACGAGGGTCACCATACTCCTTAAAGTAAACCATACGGCCGTCAATCATCTGAACATACTTACGAAATCGTTTTTCTCTTTTGATTGATTTCATTTGTCCTTGTTCGAAGTATGTAAAATCAACTTCGATTGGTTCAGACAGTTTGCAAACTCGTACATTTTGAACATCCATGTATTCAATGCCGGCTGGCTTATTTTCACCGTTTCGGATAACCTCAATAAATCCATTACCGGTCTTTTCTCGGTCTTCAATAACAAAGCCGAGTAAAGTCTCAGCTGACTCATCAAAGTGAAGATATTTAACGAACTCTTCAAGCTTTGTCCATTCACTTTCAGCTTCTGTTTTTTCATTGTTTGTCACATCTGGAGAATTTACATCAAACGAATACTCAAAATCAAATCCAAAGCCCACAATATTTGTCCTGTAGGCATCAACACATTGCTGTAAGATTGTTGAATACTCAGCAATCATTTTTAATTCCTTTAGGTTATACGGAGGAGGCAAAATATTGCTGTCATAGCTGTCAGCAAATTCATCTTCATAAATTTGTTTCGTTGATTCAGTAGGTGGAGAAGCTTTGATTACTTGCGCTTTAACAGATTGTTTTGACATGCTTTACCTCCTTCCTGGTCTTAATCTTTGCGGTCTCTCTTTAGATTCTTCTTTCAAATCAGTTACCTCATAATCATCGAGAGCGTACCAGATAGCTGATAGTGTATGCGGGTCTATAGTAAACTCGTCTTCTATGATGTTCCCCAGCTTATCAGTAGCATAAGTGAGCGGCTTAAGCTCATAAATCGTGTTCTCGCAACGATCAGAGCAAATGATCTTCCTGAATCGTTTGACCTTCTTTGTGTATTGGAGGCGTGAACCCTGATACTTACGGGCACCCACCATATTGAAACCGTGTTGCTGAAAATATCGGATTGTCTTAGGCTCCGCAGAATCCGCTTTGATTAATTCCTTAGTCTCTGCAAATTCCTTGAGTTCTTCGGCCGTCTTATCGTCCGTTAGTCCATTTTTGTAATACTCCCAGTAGATATAGAGATATTTCTTTTCATGATCCACAGCAACCCTAACAACAGCGTTATACGACTCCACAAAACCAAAGTCCATGCCAACTCGTCTAAGCGGGCGGTTAATATCTGTGATAGCCTTCAAAACCTCTTCATGAGGCCATTCTTCAAACTGCGGTAGTACCCGAATTCCATTCACGCCAAAATGACCTTTCCGAGCAATTCGGTAAAGGTCAGGGTCATATTCCTTCAATTCTTCAAGTTGCTGGACATAGCTTTCTGGCAGAAAAAGATTATCATCTGCCGTTGAGTGATGATAATAGGTGTCGTTGCTAACAATTATCCGCTTTTCATAAAGTTCCTTATCATCCAGTACAAATCGCTTCTCTCGATCGTCTTTAAAGAAATGTTTAAAAGTCCAATTGTCCTCTCCAACTGGATTTGTTGATAATATCATGTGAAGCGGCAAAGTCGGGTGACGAAGACGTCCTAGAAGCTCCTTGAATCCCTCATACTTCACTTCAGAACATTCCTCAATCCAAATGAGCGAAATATTATTGATTGATTTCAGTTTGGCTGGCTTATCCATCCCTTTAAAGATGATTCTGCTGCCATTTGAAAAACGAATCTGCATTGGAGATGATACGCACCTAACAATTTGACCTAATTTCAGATCACTTACAAGTTCATCAAAAAGAGAAAATGTTGAATCCCTATGTGTGTCGTACACCTCTCTGATAACAAGTGCAGTCCGTTTTTCTTTAAGCAATTTCAGAATAATCTTGAGTGCCACATGATAACTTTTGGATGATCCATAACCACCTACTAAGAACTGAAACTTTTGATTCCAGTCAAAGAGAAATTCTTTAAAATGAGGATTTACTTGTTTAATCACTGTCATCACCTTTGTTCACAATGGTGATTTCAAAAGGTTTATCTTCTTCTGTAAGTTCTTCGATTTCTAATTTTTTCTTGTTGATATTTAAACGCATATGCTCCAATTTAAGGCGTCGTTCGTCTTCTACATGAGCTAACTCATCAAACTGTTTTATAAGGTTCCTGAGCTCCGCCATTGCCCGTGATTGAGCATTTAAGAACGTTGCATGACGATCCCAAGAAAATTGGAATTCGTATTCTTCCTCTTCGACTTCGTTTGTCTCAGATAAAACCGATTTTTTCTTTTTCAGTTCCTTAATCATTTCTTCCTTATCAGAAACAAACATGAGTTTTTGGGCCCTTATTATTGCAGCATATTGGATTTGTATTTGGTCCCATATCATATCGACAGGTGAGCATTCCTGAATCTCTTCCATGATGGAGAGAGTTTCTTCTGGCAAGAATTTCGAGAAGAATCCATGAGTCATAGCGTTTTGATTTCTCTGTGGTGCGCCGCCCTTATTCCCTAAAGCATTTTTGTTACCGAGTGGTGCACCTACTTTTTTTGTGTGCACACTTTTCCTGGGAGGTGCACCCTTTTTTCTTTGCCAACCATGCCGCTGTTTCCACGATTTGATTGTGTTAACAGACACCCCGTATCTCTCAGCAAGGTCCTTGTATTTCATACCTTTGAGGTAGTCTTTATGCGCTTGAATGTGCTTTTCAGCCATCTACATCCACCGCCGCCTCCTTTGAATTGAGTTGTTTTGGAAAAGATATTCTATCTAAAAACTGACACCAAGTTATTAATCCAGCAAAAAATTTTCTATCCTATGATTTGAAACAGTCTATTGAAAACATAAAAAACGCCTTCCCGATTAGAAAGACGTAATCAACAAAATGTTTAATAGGATAGTGTTTATCTTTTGTCAGCCGGATGATTAGAATTTTTAAAAGTTCCACTTTTCGCTATCTTATCCAACTTCTCTAATTGTTCAAGTACCTCTCCTAACCCTTCTACTTGTTCACTAATTTTATTCACATCATACTCACCGGTAAAAATGTTATCTAATTGTTGATCTAATGTTTGCATATTATATTTTTCTATCTCTTGTTGGTACTGTTGTTCTAACAGATCCTTCTCATGATTTAATCTTAATTCCTGTTCTCTCAGCTTGCCATCGTACTCAAGTTTGATTTTCTCTTTTTCATTTTCAAATAATTTTTCTTGATTTTCTAATTGTTGCCTAGCCCTTGCTTTCTCACTTCTACTCGTCAACCAATAACTTAGTACAGCAATTATACTACCTCCAATCAATTCTGGTATGTAATTAATAATTGCTTCTTTCATAATATTCCCCCTTTTGAAATCATTATAATACAACAATAAAACAATTTTTACATATTTTTATATACTCACTTAAATTCATGCCCCATTGTCTTAATCATATCTGCAGGGAATAAAAAATGTACCCTAAAGAGGGCACTAAAGTTCTTCTTTTATCATTTTGTCTAAAAAACTTCCTTGGAAATAGTTTAAGTTTGCTGAATAGTATTTAAAGCTTGAAACAACAATTAAAACAATGACAAGCTGTATACCTAACATAACTTCAATTCTAAGTGGAAATGATGATAGACCATATTTCCATAATCCGGCAATTATTGTAAATAAAGCAGCTAAAAAATGACTTACAAAAACAGTTCCTAATGCATGGATTGTAGATAATAGATATCTATACCGCTCAACAATATAATTTCTTTTTTCTTCATCGATTCCCAGTAAATTTTTATGCCATATAAACTCAAAATAAAAATAATCTTCCTTATTATTTTCATTCCAATTATTTGGATAGGGAAAGTTACAAACCCTCTCAATCGCATTATCAAAAATCCGATTTTTATTAAATATCCAATTTGCTACGAAATATAAATGATGAATTATGTAACCGATTACTACCCCAAATACTCCTAGAGAAATAAAAACCCCCACTAATTTTCCGATATCTGAAAATTTTATATGAGCTGTTAGATAATCTAATTCAGTTAAAACAAAAAATGCACCTATCCAAAATAATAACATCCATCCAGGTATGCCCCACCTTATTAAATATTTAGTTTCAAAACTCATGTTTTCATCTCATCTCCAAACTATTATCGGTGAAAAACAGATCACATTGGAAACTTTATGGGAATTAATCGTATAAAAAGCTCTCTTATAGGACGGCTAATTATTTTCTGCTCTTTATATAATCTTCTTTACTGATACCTAAAAGCTCCGCAGAATGCTCATCTGCTGACTGTTGTAAATGATGCATTTGATATTTAACGAATTCTTCTTCAGTAAACACCTTTTTATCGATGAGAATATCAATTAGAGCTTCTATTGTGCATTGACGGTTTACCGATCCGCCTGCCAATTGTTCTAACAAATGTTGTTGATTGACATTAATTGTTCTTGTCATGCTTTCACCTCCTACCTTAATATCGGCAAGAAATTTTTGACAAAGAACCTTTTGCAGAATTTGTCGAACGAAACTGTTGAATAAAACCCACTATTGGTCGGGGATATTAATTTTCACGGAATACTGCTGCTGTTTTATCACCCGATTTACTATGTAAGACCTCCCGATCGAGTTAACCCCCTGCTTATCGTTCGGAGGTTTTATTCGTTGTATAGAATTGGTGGTGACGCAGGAATAATTCACCGCGCCGACCTGCCTCCCATTTTACACCACAGATTTTTTCAGATTCAACAAACGCTCAAAGTGGCAATCTTGGCATAATTGGCTGATCAACTCGTCTTTCATTTTGCGTACAGTTTCCCGTGAAATACCAAGATGAAGACCAATAGCACGGTAACTCATCCCCTCCATCATGCAATCATAAATGACTTTATGCTGCTCTCCTTGTATCTTTTCGGCACCTAGCTCCACTGCATATACCCGTTCCTCATAATACTTAAGACGTTTGAAAAGACGTTCCTCTCTCATATCCATTTGCCTTAGCTCAGCCTGACTCTTCCCAGGACTTCCTTTTGGCATAGCAGCTTCTAATCCATATTGAGCAACACACCAATTTTTCATTGGAATTACTGAACCATAGAGTACCCTCTGCAAACGACGAACCTCTTTCACCATCCAGTGATAGCTATTGATTAGATTTTCAATATCTTTTCGATTCATGATTGTGTCCTCCTTTTTCAAATAAAAAACAGACACCAAACCAACAGCGTAAGTGCTGTAGTTCAGTGTCCGCAGGCTCTCCGTCTTGGACTTAGTTATCTTTAACTTTTAGTAAAATTGGCTCGTTATACAAATCTTCTAGTTTTTTCATCTTAGTTTTTTTGCACATTTTAGGATCGCTATCATCCCCCAATAAAATGATTTCCTTGTTTATTGGATATAAGATAAACCATTTCTTATTATTTTCATCTCTTATATACACAGTTTTTTTAGTAGTCCAATTAATCAATCTTAATACAGGAATAGATATGAAAGGAATTGCCGAACAAAGGACAAAAAACATAATTATTACTGCAATTAACATTCCCAAATCTTTAAACTGAGGGAATGCTATCAGCAAATAAAATTGAATATAAAAAGTGAATAAAGAAGTTAAATATATAGTCACAATTATAATTTTAAATAGTTTTTTTGATTTCAATTTAAAAAACCAACGATTTGGATTTTGAATTTCATTAACAATTACAAGAAATAGGAATATTCCTCCCAATATTATTTGTGAACAGATAGACACCACTTCGTTATAATCCCATTTTAGTTTGTCTCTTAGAGTCTCTGATATTGAATAAAAAATACACATCCAAGCTAAAGCATACAGTAAATACTTACAAAACTTCACAAAAAACAATCTTTCTTTGGAGAATAGCTTCTGTTCAAATATGTTCGAAGATAATAAAGTAATTGGTTGGAATACTTTAAAAATGTTTATTACTAAGAACACTATTGAAATAACAACAGTGGGTATCCCAAAAGAACTCAATAATTTGTTAAGACTTTCTCCCAAATTCATCAATAGTCACCTTCTTCTTCTTAATCTTCCTTAATTTTAGCAACCTGTAAATTCTTCTTCAATGCATCCAATAAAACGCATTGGGTAACAGAGTTGATTATTAAATCAACTCTTATTTCACAAATAGTTAACATTTATTTACAAGGAAAAACTTAACTAATGGTGAACTATTCTAATGCAATACAAAAAAATTAAAGGAGTGTTTCAGAATGAAATTAAGAAAATCTGTAGCATCCCTGCTTGCGGTCTCTGCTTTATCCTTCTCTATTGGTGGTATAGCATCTGCTCAAGAACCAGTTCAATCTAATCACCCCCTGCATTTGAATTCATTATCAGAAGATGCCCCTTTTAAAACGATGGCTAGAAGCGTAACTATTAACGTAGGCAAATCTTATCCAATTGATGATAATGCTTCTTGGGCTGTCGTTGTTAAAGGGTCTCAGTATGTCGAAGTATCTGGTCGTGAAATTATAGGTTTGAAAGACTCAGGTAGTAATAAAGCAGAAGTTTGGATGTATAAATCAAACGGTGCTTTATTAGGAGCCCTTTATGTTACAGTTAGAAAATAGGATCTAAGAGCCTCTTTATAGAGGCTTTTATTTATATTCAATTATAAAAACATACAGAGTTCTAATAATCCCAACTTCTAACCGGTTAACTGTTCACTTACAACCAGTTTCATGCTTATTTATGTTAATAGTAATGTTTCCTTAATTTATCCCCTCACCTTAAACCCTATCTCATGATCAACCCGCGCAAAGTTGCCCTTTACAGTTTGAATAACAGTTTTACCGTGCTCCGGAGCATCTAAGACATGGGCTGTACCTTGATTCCCATCTAAAACAATGATCTGAACCTTCCCTGGATCAATTTTCTGCTGAATAGTGAAGTCTTTTTTGATGTTTATTTCTCTTGGATTGTACACTCAAAGCGCCCCCTATGTTATGATAGAAGTACCAGTTCATATCAAGAACACTGAGGCTAAGCGCTTCGGTGTTTTTTAATTTAGACAGAAACCTCTTTTATCATGACTTCCACTCTCGGCTCTTCGCTATAAAACTTGCTAACTTTCAGGTCCACTACTTGGCTATCATCTTTGTAAATAAGATGATTCAGGGCATCTTTTACACCCTTTACATAGTTATCAATATCAGGCTTTGTAGTAGGCCTCAAAAGACCATTTTCAGCTTTCTCTTTCTTCTTTAATGAGTTTGAAACTGACTTAGGCATTGGTCTATACACTTTGACATCCATTGCAACAGGACCAGTAATAATTGTTTCTGGGCGATGCCGAGATGCAACCAATGCCACATACTGTTTGAAATACTTTGATTTTGCTGGATCTCGCATATGTACCTTCCCATTTCGTATTGATCCACGCGGCCGTCCTTGTGCGACTGGCTCACCATAAACAGTGAACTTAATGCAATCCAACTTTTCTTTACCTCCCGTCAAGCTGTTCCCATAGCTGAATTTCTTTTTCTATTCTCGGTGCAGAGAGTAAAATTAACAGCAGAGACACGACTGCTTTAAGCACTCAGCATCCGCTCCATTTGCTTTATTTTTTCCTCAAGTAAACGGATTGTTGGTGTAAGATCTTTACCTTTAGTTGGATTTGAAGGTCCAAATATATAAAGTCCACCAGTTGCTTTTACATTCATTTTCTCCTTCATTCCCAATCACCTAACCTATGGTTTAATTGCATTCGATCGCCTTTAATAATCACTATGTAATCACGACACATCTGGTGAATCCGTGAACCAAGAGCCTCGTCTATATCCAAAATATCATCGACTGTTAACTCCGAAGAAATCAGCAAAGGCTTATGATTCAAGTATCGATAATTAATGACCGACTGGATTTGTTCAACCTGCCAATCGGTTGCTCTTGGTTGACCGTTTATTGGTTTAAATAAGTCATCAAGAAATAGAACTTCGACCTTTCTCATGGCATCAAGTTTTGCTTCTAAGTTGTCAAAGTTAGCTTTTAAATCACCCATGCCCTCTACGTAAGGGAAATACATGCAGTGTACTGATTTTTTCTTGATCAGATTATTCATAATCGCCGTGAGTAAATGAGTTTTACCGCTGCCTGGCTGTCCAAGTAATGCGATACTGTTTTGCCTCTCTCCTTTGATCTTTTGAAAATCTTTATAATATTCTACTGCACACTCATAAGCGTCCTTGATCATGTCTGGCTTACCGCCAGTGATGAAGTTACCAAAGAGAAGCTTTTCAAACTCTTCTGTAATGCCACTAGCTGCCATGAGTCTGGCAATTTTCTTTCGTCTTACACATTCACACTGTTTTGAATAAGTATCTTTCCATTCGCTAGCTTTATCCGGCGTGCAAACCTTCCCCAAAAGAAAATCATCTTCCGATACCATATCTTCTGGAACCATAAGATCTAACTGTTCATCTAAATGCCAAGGAGTGTCCTTATGGACTCGATAAACGACAATTCCACGATCTTTACAATAAGGACAATCAAAATCAGCCTTTTCTTCGGATGCGGCCTGTTTTGTTCCCAAAAAGCGGGCTGACTTTTCCCGAAGTTCCTGCATGATCGTTTGAAATGCGGTGTCTATACTGACTGCTTTGTTTATAGCCATATTGTTTCTCCTTTCTCTTTTGAGTGAATGGATTTGATAAGATGGCTTGAACGTATGACAAACTAGCTGCTTTCCCTTTTAATTGAAACGCTGTCTTGATAGCCCCCATCACTTTTTCTTCACCATAATCGTCGACCATGTATCCAATTCGCTGTGCCTCCATCGGGCCGACTGACCGAGCAACTTTGTTTTCATATAGCTCAAAGGCATTTTTCATTTTGTCATCAACCTCCTTATGTTCGATCTCAGCTGGTTCGAGAGCTTTTTTCTTCATGTAATTTCCTAGCTGTATGTAGTCTGCATAATGAAGTATAGTGACGATGAATCCTCTTTTTTGCGGAAGACGGTGCAATTTGATATATCCCTGTTTCTCCATTCGGTCTAGTGAGTATTTGATCTGTGCAGCTGACCAGTTAAAATCTTTTGCAAGTTCCACAACTTTGATAATGGTCTGCCCAAGTTCTAGCTCTTGATTTGGCCTGTATTCAGCTCTTTTGAACAAGTGGTCATAAATTTTTTCATCCCTAAACTCTTTGAATGGTAGTCGGGGTATGACCACATACCCCATTGCTTTTATGTCCAAGTCACTCACCTACTTCCTTTCACAGAGTGCAGTTTTGTTACGATGCCGACCTCAATCGAACGGAAGTTCATCTTCTTTTATATCTACAGGCTTGCCGTCAAAAGGATCGGCTTCTTGCGCGATTGGTTTTTCTGTTTCTTCTTTGTTTGAAGGCTCGGAATCGATAATTTCTGAACTATCCGCTTCATTGGTAATGTCAATCCGTTCCCTTGTTTCATCTTCCTCAATAACTGCTTTTTGCAGTTCCACAGAAAGAATCCCCCACTTACTCAAAACTGCTTTCAATACAGTTTTAAGAGCCATTGCATCCCAATCATTTTTCCATCCAAAATCAGACTTACTAAACTTTTTTTTGTGCTTTTCTACTTGTGCCTTTGTCCAGTACACTGTTTTTCGGAAGCCATTTATCAACTCAAAATAAGCTGCATAACCAATTACCGCGTCTGATTCTCGTTTTTCAAAATCAATCTCGATCTCCTCAGTCAGCGGATTCCACTTCTGCAATTCGCCTTCATGAATCGGTATGCAATTGATGGACTTATATTGGCCTGTTCGCAAAGCAAGTTGTATATATCCTTTGTATCCTAGCTGGAATTGAGCCTTTCCTCCATAAGGTACAATCCAGGCATACCCTAAGTTTTTATCTATAGGTAGGTCGAGTGTAGCTGCCACCATTGCAGATGAAATAACGCTCATAGGATCTGTTTTCTGTAACATCTGCTCGCTGTTGTAAAGGCTTAAGATAGAGGCAGTAAACTGTGTAGCCCTCTTCCCTAACACTTCTTCAAATCGCTTAATAACAGATGGTGAGGAAAGTAGCCCTTTCATGGTTGCTCCTTGAGGTTGCATAGGTGCGCTTTTTTGTTTCTTTTGGATGTTGTTCTTAATTGATTGATTAGTAGCCATAATCAGCTAACCTCCTTGATTCCAAAACGTCTGAAATGAGTTTCCTTTTTGACCTTTTCGTAAATATCCGGAAACTGCTCTTTCAGCTTTTTCGTGTCAACTCGATTTGAGATAACAGGCTTCCAGCAAGCTTGGTAGTTTCCGATAAACCCATACTCTGCATCCTTCATTTCATGTTTGATCTGGTTTTCTAATTCTTTTGCCTGGGTTTGAAGCTCTGAGATCTGTTCTTTAAGAAGCAAGTATTGTTGAATACGTTCTCGATTAGGCCCAGTTAAATCAATAGCTTTGTTATTTTCCGATTCGGCATATCGTTTTTTGAGGTATTCCTCTGCAGCACTTGAACCATCTAAAGCAGGAGCTTGTCCGCCTAAGACCTTGTCATTCCAGAACTCAATCTCTGCTTCAAAGATCATGTCAATTAACTCGTCGTCTCTCTCGATCTCTTTCCAGACAAATTTGTTTCCGCCGATCAGCACAGCAAAGTAAGCTTTCTGGTATTCAGGTCCAAGCACACCCAGATAATGCTGGACCTGAACGATATAGCTCTCGGGGATTTCTTCGTCTTCCCATTCTTTTAAGTTGTAGGCTGATGTTGTTTTACATTCAAGGATCGCTTTTTCACCAACAATCATTCGATCCACATTAGCCAAAATGAAATCATGTTCTGGATGTTTGAGTATTGCTTTTTTACGTCTAACCTTCTTGCCACTACGTATCTCAAATTCTTTTGCAACAATGTCTTCAAGCAATGATCCAAAGTAAGCAGCTTCACTTTGCGATTCACTAACAGGGACCTGTCCTGTTTTGTCTAACCATAATTCAAAAGGTGTCTTCCACTTGTTTAACCCCAAGATAATGGATGCATCTGAGCCGCCAATTCCTTTTCTCCTTTCAATAAGCCATTCATCACGGCTCATTTCCGAAGTCTTAGCAAGAACCTCAGCCCGTTTGCTTGTCATACCACCTAACCCCCATTGTTTTTATTGAGGCTATCTGATAAAATATTTGCACATGAGTTTTTTTAGATAGCCTTTAAAGAAGTCCACTTTGCCGAGTGGGCTTTTTTATTGCTCATTTTTAAATTCAAAACCAAGTTGCTCCCTTAGATATCTTTCCAAGTTCTCTCTCAGAATGATTTCTCCGCCATCAATTACATAATTATCAACTGGTGTTACTTCATCACCGTAAAAATCTATTTGCACATCCGTTTCAGTTAGCTTATCGTGCCAGTTGTTTATGACCATTGGGTTTTCGACCATTCATATTCTCCTCTCTGAATTTGTCTGCACGTCTATCCCATAACATATGGAATTCACTATTGTTACGAATCATCGCACACCATTTACGAACTTCCAGAGCAGTTGCCGGTTTATGAACAAAATGAACCATTATCCTATACACCTGCTCACTACAGTTAAGTTGATACCTTGCTGTTGCATTTTTAATGCCGTTTCATAAAGACGTCCTTTGTTTGCAAGTCGGCTAATATCCTCAGTAAGAACCTTGATGCTTCCAGCAAGACTAATCGCTTCTTCATAATCACCATCACGTAATGCCTCTGACAGCATGATTGATAGCTCTTCTGCTGATTCGATTTTTCTTTTTGCGATAAGAACATCTGATTTCAAGAAATGATTAGTATTCATATTGAAACCGCCTGCCTTTCTTCTTGTTTTGCCATAGCAACTTGATCAACTAGAGCTTTCCGTGTCCACCTATCTGCAAGCTCCTGCATTTTCAATCCGTGAGTACGAACAAGTGAATAAATCAATGTTTTGTTAGCCGCAATCAAATCAAAAATCTGCTTAATATCAGCCATTGGCAGCTCCTCTGTTTTACCTGGTCGGTTATCCGTGAGCCAACGGGCTAAATGTTTGGTTGCTTGCAGTGCTTCCTCCAATTGGTGAACCATATTAATCACCGCATTACTTGCACATTCATTGAGTGCCGGATCAATAGGAGCAGCGGCTGTAGGATGAAGTTTGAATAAATAATGGACAAGATCAATATGTTCATAGGCATCGCACTTCTCAAACCATTTAATACATAACTCCGGAGTAAGCTTGGCAAGTCCATTTTCAACATCTGAAACATACCTTTGATCCTTACCTCCGATTAGCTTTCCGATTTGGTATTGGGAAAGACCTGCAGCCTTTCGAGCACTACGCATAATCTGCGGTAAATTCCGCATGTTATATGGGTTGTTCTCCATATGTTTGCCTCCTGATATATTGAGTTTTCAGTTTTAAAATTGAAGTTAAAAGACCATGCTGTTTATAAATGACTTAGGCTGATTCCTTTTTCTTTTGTTGTGCAAGCTTCTCTTGATGCTCATTCATTCGCTGAACAAGTATGCCACTGAGGTATTTGTAAGCTTTGGCCTCTGCCAGTTCAAACAGCGGTCCTTTTTTCAAGATGACTTTCATAATTAAGCCCCCTTATCTGTCCTTGTCTTATATTTAGGACACATTTTGTGTCTACTTTGAGTAAAAAAAATTTCATCTACAGTTGTTCCATAATAGTCTGCAATCTTTTTGGCCAGACTTAAGGAAGGAGTTCTATCCCCTCTTTCAATAGCCCCTAGCATCTGTGGAGTTATGTTTAAGTCATTAGCAACTACTGTTCTTGACGTGTTTCCACGTAAGGAAAACAAAACTTCTCTTTCCACTCATAACACCCCCTTAGAAACGTTTTGTTTCCTTTTACGATTTATAATATACAGGACACAATACGTGTCCGTCAAGTGTTTTTAGAAACTTTTTGTTTCTAAATGTAGAAACGCTTAGTTTCCAAGTTATAATTAATAACAAGGAGTGAGTGTATATGTTAGGTAAAAGGATAGCAGCTTTAAGAAAAGAAAAAGGTCTAAGCCAATATGAACTCGCAGATAGATTAGGCTTTTCAAGAGGAAAACTTGCTAATTATGAACAAGGCACTCGCGAACCTGATTACGAAACATTAATTAAAATAGCCGACTTTTTTGATGTATCTACAGACTACCTTTTAAGAGGAAAAGATAAATCATCCAATATAATCACTGACGATGCAAAAAAAGTGTTAAACGATCCCGAAACATTCCTTGCAGCTAAAGACGGTGAAGTAACTGATGAAATTCTACAGGCTGCTTTGGAGATTATAACGGAGCAATTAAAGGAAAGACGGAAATCAGATAAATAAACGCAGTTAGTTTATTATTATATTTATTTCTGTTTATTATGTTTAATTCTGTTTACTAATAAGATTTAGATTCTCATTTATATCTCAATCATACCCTCATTTATAAAGTGACTTTTGAATCCCATACAAACCCTTACGTGGCAAGGGTTTTTGTTGTTTTTCTCATTTATATTTTCATTTATGTTTCTTTTACATTTTCATATATAAAAATGAAGTGGCCTGATTACATAAGGAGCGTTTATTGTGAAGAGAAACATTGAGTTTTTTTTAAGTTTGACAGGGAGCCTATTGGGTGTTGTAGCGTCTATTTTTGCTTTAGTTATCGCCTATCTTGATTTATTTTTTCATTTAATTAGATACTTTGAAATGACAAGCGACCTTCTTGTTGAGGCATGGGTATCTTTGGTCCTTTCATGTATTGGGTTTACAGCTTCAATTGTTGTCTTATTTAAGCCAAAGTTGAGCAGTGTTCTACTATTTGTCTCAGGGGGAGGACTTATATGTATTGATTGTTTCTATTTAATACCAGCTATACTTATGATCATCCCCGGGATCATGGTATTTGTAAGGAAAGAAAAATCTGCTCTTAAATCAGTTTGAATCTGAAAACAAAAGAACCGCGACTGGCGGTTCTTTTTTATAATGCAATTCATACTTTAAATAAACTTTTTGTAGATAACCCCCTAGAAACAAACCATCATTTGCAAGTATCCATGCAACAGGATACCCCCTCAT